AGATGTGAAAGATTTTTGTGAACAAATAGCGCACTTTGGCAAAGAGGAGCAGCTCTATAATCAGATACTACGAGCGAAGAAAAGAGCAGAGAATTACAAGCCGCGTTATATGTATACAAAACAGCGTTTGTGGGGAAAGTGATTTTATTTGTTGTCCCGTGAATTTTGTGATACAAGGAGACTGGGGAAATGCGCGAAACTTATCCTTTCACACACTTGGGTCAAGTTGTCGCATATGTGCATTTCAGCAATCCGGCGCGCTTTCGGCGCTTTGAGATATCCGACTCCGTACATGGCGAGCCTCATCCGCTCCGTATTTGGGGCATAATCAGCGCCAAACTCTTCGCAGAAATAAAGAAATATAAGAGCTACACAGAGCGTTGCAGGCGTTCTGGAGAAGCGTTTGAGCGGTATTATCTGCAAACGCCACCGGATGCGCTCGAAGATATAGCATCGGATTTTGGATGTTCACCGAGGACAATTAAAAGGCAATTACGAGAAGCATGGGACTATCTCGACAGCCGTATGAAGGCACTTGAAGTAATTCCAAAATGATCACTTTACGAGGCGCGCTTGATTTCTTGCAACAAATTGCAGATCAGGCAGATCAATATCCTGACGACGAGCGATATCAGGACATCTCGTTGATTAACCGGATCGCCGAGACCTATCCAGAACTGAGCAGTAAAGAAGCGATTTATCTTACACTTTTCGAGGAGCTGGGCTTGCAACATCCATCGGATCTCGACCGCCGAAAGTGGCGAAAACTAGCGGAACTGATTGATTCTTTCTGGTTGCAATGAGGCACAAACAGAATCGCCAGCAGGAGCAAGTCAATTTGAGCGAGGAAAGATTATCAAACGCGCTCAGCGATTTTCGGAGGTCATACATCGGTAAAAAAGGTCTTTACTATCGAGGAACGCCAATCGCAAGCCGGGCAGAGCTTAGTTGTATCAAGGCGCTCGAATGCTATACCGGATGGCAAATGCTGGAAGGTAAAACCTATCAGGTGCCGATTGGACACCAGAAAACGGTCGATTTCAAAGTAAAAGAGCAGCTCGTCGAATTCCATCCAATAATCTTGAGCCGTGAAATGAATCCTCAAGTATATCGTCAACTAAAGCGCTTTGCCGAGACGCTTGACGAGTACAAGAGGTTCGAATTAAAAGAAATTTTTAGAAGTCATATCCTTGAAGAATACGCGCAAAAGCGCCATTGGACTATCAGGCAGAACAGAAATGAGCAGGTTGCCAACTCTGAACTCATAGTAGTGACGGACGCGGAATCATTCTTTAAACACGTAATCAAGCCGAATGCTACAAGGAGATTGCCGACAACGCCCGATTTTAAAAAGAGATTCAAGGCGGGGAAGTTCGGCGAATAACTGATTTATGACAGCCAAAAAAAAACGAGGACGACCATCACACGAGGTCAGCGAAAAGAATAAAAATCTCGTGAAATTCGCACGTATTGCCGGGGTAACTAATGAGAACATCTGCGAGATGTTGGGCATTACGTCAGTCAATACGCTCAAGAAATACTATAAGCCAGAGCTTGAAATGGGCGAGGCTGAAATAAATGCGAAGGTTGTCAATCAGCTCTTTAATGAAGCAATGAATGGATCTGTTCCGAGTCTTATATTTTGGGCAAAGGCTCGAATGGGTTGGAGCGATAAAGGCGCGGTACAACAAGACAAGGAAATTGTCGTCACTGTAAAGCGTAGCGAAAACAAACACGATCCAGACGCTATCGAAAGAGCCTTACTCGATGAATCTGAATTTTGATGTTGAGCCGTGGGTTGAACGTCTTATTGAAGATGAGACGCACGAAGAGCTTGCAGTATCAGCCGGGCTAGGTTCTGGTAAAACGCATGGCGCTTGCCAGTGGGCTATTCACCGGTGCATGGTCAACAGTAAGAGCCCTAAAATGGCGTTCACCGAACCGCTTTTTAGGCTACTAAGGACGGCAGCAATTCCGACTTTTCGCAAGGTATTGCACGCGCTTGAATGGTCAGAAGGTAGTGACTACGAGGTGAATCAGGGCGCCCCGGTGCCGTCGATTAAGCTGAAGCGCACAAATCAAGAGATTCTCTTGTTCAGCGCGTCAACGCCTCAAAGCATTGTCGCTGATGAATATCATAGTTTCGTGATGGATGAGGCAGGCGAATCGGAACCGCTTGCGTTTCAAAACTTGCAAGCTCGTACTCGATGTTCGCAAGCAGTTATTCGGCAGGGGTTACACGTCGGAGCGCCGCAGGGAATAACGCACTTCGCTAAGTTATTTGGTACGCAAGCAGAAGGCGGGTCTGACTCTGATTGGGAAGAGATCGCTAGTCGTGATTTCGTCAACGAGCGACTTTCACGGCGTCGAATACAGCTAAGGACGTTCGACAATCCGCACGTGAACGGCGGCGAGGTTCTTACGTATTGCAAACGATTGATGCGCCAATATGGGCACAACCAAGCGCTCGTCAACTCGTACATCTACGGCGTGTTTTGTGCGCTATTCGAGGGCGGTGCTTATGATTTCTTACCAGCGCGGCACGTTGCCCCGGAGGAGTTTGAGCCAGATCCATATAGACCGCTTTATTTGAGTTTTGACTTTAACGCATATCCGATGGCGTGGGTTGCCGCTCAGACGATGCCGTACGAAGGCGAAATGGTTTACCTGATTGCTAAAGAGGCAAGCAAGAGCTTGCAGGGGCTTGATGAGGCGCTATTTGATTTCGTCAAGAAGTTTCCGAGAAAGCAGTGGCGCAAATCAGAGATCAAAGTTTACGGCGATAGAAGCGGGCACGCTTCGCATCACCGGGTTAAGCTATCGGACTATGATTTTATCCGAAAGGAACTATCAACGGTCTATGATCATGTGTCGATTCAGGCGAGCAAGTTAGTAGCGCCCGAATCTGAATCGGTGGACGTTTGCAATCGCCTGTTCAAACTTCGGCGTTTGATGTGTAATCCATCATGCACACAGCTACAGCGCTCTTGGCAATCGATGAGATGGAAGGACGGGGAAAGAAAACTACATAAGCCGAGCGGCGAAACTATTTCGCACGTGTCGGATGCAACTAAATATTTGATTTATCAGCTCGAAGTGCTTGATGCGCTTCAAATGAGAAAAAAGACTTATGGCGTCAACGTATAAATTTTTTGAACATCCTGAATACAAGGAAAAGAAACCGGATTGGGAAGTTTACCGCGATCTTTGGGAAGGTAAACATCGGGTGATGACTTCGCCGAAGTATTTGCCTTTTCACCAGCTTGAGCTGCAACGTGAAAACCAAGATGCGACTCTAAACTTTCCAACGTCAGCGGTAAGGCAACGCTCAGAACTTCGGGCGTTACGTGTTCAAAATACAAACTACACGAATTTCATCCGACCGATCATAGACATCTGGAAGGGGTTATACTTCAGAAAGGATATCATGCTTTCTGCAGATGCAAAGGAGATGTTAGAAGATGTCGTGAATGATATCGATGGCTCCGGTACTAGCTTGCAAGGCTTTTTACGCGATCAGATATTTGAAGCCGATTATCTTTACGGACGACCAATCATCTTGATTGATGCGCCAGCCATTGCGCCAGCGAATCAGCCTGAAGCCGAGGCTCTTGGAGCGCGTGCATACTTTAGCGTACTCGATCCGATGAGCGTGAAAGACTGGAGCGTCTCAGAAAATGGTAAGCTCTTGTCGATGCGGTATGAGTATATCGCTATACCTCCTCGAACCAGTCTAATGAATGAGCCGAAAGAGAAGCTCTTTACTAGAGTTTTAGAGCTAACAGAAAATGGATTCCGCAGCACTATTTACAGCGCTGAAATTGATGATTATTCGCATGGCGCAAAGAACTGGGAAATGGAAGGCGAGCCGGTCGAGGTTGCTGGGTTTAATGAATTGCCGGTAGTTTGGAAGCGCTTCGGCGATTCCTCTGTAAAAGATTACAGCGAAGAGAATCTTCGGCACCATAAACTAGAGTCTTCTCTTGATAACGGACTTGCAGCGCAAGCATGGCAGCGACTTTACGCCACCGGCATTGACAACACGGACGCGGGACAAGTTGCAGCGCTTACAGCGTACACGCTCTTTTTACTACCTGAAGGCGGGACGATGGGACAAATCGATCCAGCGAATCCCGATGCACTTGAGCGCCGTATTCAACGCCAGCAAGATTTAATTTTTAGAAAGGCGATGCGCCAGCTTCGGGCACTGCCGAGCGATTCAAGAGCCGTTCAATCAGCCGATACGCTACGAGAAGAGCAGAATAATATGGTGGCAATCATTAAGAGCCGATTAGGTGACTACCAAGTTATGCTCAATGATGCGCTTTACTTCTATTCTCTTTATATGGGCGTGGAAGAACGCGGTGAGTACCGGGTTAAGCTCGATGACGACATTACCGATCAGGATATCACGCAAACGCTAACACTATTCCAAGCGCTCAGAGATGAGTTTAGACAGCTTCCTGATACTAAGAAGCAATTCTTGAAAGCGATGATCAAGGACGCGCCTCTTGAAGACATTCAGGCAGCAATGGAGGAGGTTGACGAAGCCAACTTCTTAGCGCCTCAAGCGGGCAGGTTATTGCAAGCTCTTACAGGTGAATGATGGCGGATCTCGAAGAGGCGTCGAAGCGATTGGCTGAGCTGATAGAGAAAAACGTCAGCAGAGCTATCCAACGCATTGTCACAGAACTTGATGATGTCCAGGCACTGGAACAAGCGAACGTTCTCAACAACCTACCAGAAGCGCTCGTCGAGGCTAATCTTGAGGACGTAGCGCAACGTCTCGAAGAGCTATTCGCCGAAGAACTTGAAGCGATTAGGTCGGAATTCAGGACGCGCTTAAATACTGAAGTGACTTACTCTGATGTTGATGCGACGTTGATCACGGGATTGCTTGATAGCTATGAGCAAGCAACATTCGCAACGATTCGAGAAGTCGGCATCGACTTACAAGCTGAATTGACGCGGCAGGTCATAACAGGTCAGACGATAAACATCGATGATTTTTACGATACGCTATCGGCGAGGACATTCCGCAATCTTGCAACAGAGATAGAAACTGCAACTGCAGCGATGAGCAGAGCAGTGACAGCACGAAAAGCGGATGAGGCTGGGCTTACTTACTACCGATATTTCGGACCAAACGACAGCGTAACGCGTCCGTTTTGCGACTACGTTTTGGGCGATATTGCCAAGCTACCAAAGCGCGTAGAGGTGCCAGTTCAACGGGATAGCCGGGTCTATACACGCGACGAGATTGATCAGATGAGCAATGGACAGGGGCTTGATGTTCTTACCTACTGCGGAGGCTGGAACTGCCGCCACCAGTGGAGACCAATAACGGAAGAGGAAGCCAAGCGGCTAGGATATCCATCATGAGCGAAGGTGCGCGCGCTGAATTGTTGGTTGCTAAATGGCAAAAGATTCTGAGGCTGCAAGACTGGCAGGTGTTTGTTGAGGTCAAGCGCCGCCGGGACATGCCCGATGATTACCGGGATTGTTATGGATTATGTCAGCCGAATATCAGCAGCAAGCAAGCTGTCATCACGATACGAAGCGAAATCGATCACGACGATCAGCCGCTTCCGTTTGATATGGAGCAGGTGATCGTGCATGAGTTGCTTCACTTGTATACAGCGGATCTATCAGTTTTAGAGACGCCGGGAAGTTTTGAATATATAGCGATGGAGCAAATGATTGAACTTCTTTCATGGGCTTTCATCACACTGGATAGAAAGAATGGGATTCACAGTTGATACGCCGAAATCACTTCTCGAAGAATACACGCGAGAACTAGAAGGCGATTACACTAAAGCCTTAAGCGCTGCGGCATCTAATTTCATTGCGGATATGCTCGAGCGCACTGGCAAGGGGAAAGACGTTAACGGTAGAGACTTTACTGAATATCAAGGCAGCTACAAGAAGCAGATTGAAGAGACTGGCAAGGTGCAAATCGGGCGCGGTCAATATCGTTCAAAGGCGCTCAATCCAGTGAACTTGAATGTGACTGGGAAGATGCTCGACAGCATCACGTACAAAGTCGGCAAGAAAGGGAAAGAGGTTGTTATCTCAGTACCGGCAAGCCAAGCAGCTAAAGCGCGTGGCATTCAAGAAGGCAACAAGTTTATTAAGCATAAACGCGAGTTTTTCGCCATCTCTGAGAAAGAGAAGGAAAAGTTCGTTGAAACATTAAAAGAAAACTTGAGGTTATTTAAAAATGACTGAACAAACCGAGGAAAAGCCAGTAGAAAACAAAGTTGATGTTGCGGCAATCGAAGAACGCGCAAGGCGTTTTGAGGCGCAATATGCTGACGCTCAAAAACAAATGGAACGCTTTAAGGGGATTGATCCAGAGCGATATCATGCAATTCTTGAGGACTATGAGAACTTGAGAAAGGAAAAGGCAAGCGGCTCGCCTGAAGAAATTGATCGTTTGATTTCTGAAAAGAAGCAAGAGATCGAAGGTGCTTACAAGTCGCATCTTGAAGAGGCAAGAGGCAGAGCCGAGCAACTAGAACGCGAGCTGAAACAACTCAGAGTAGTTGATAGAGCCAAGAGCAAAGCAGCGGCACGTTTTACCACCGATGCGCTTGAGCTTATTCAATCGCCTATTGAGCGGGATCTTGATTTCGTTGATGGCGATATCGTGGTGAAAGATGTCAATGCAGAGATCCGGCGTTCACCGAAAGATCCGAGCCGCCACATGAATCTCGATGAGTATCTTGATGAGCTTGCAACAAAATTTCCGAGCATCGTAAAGAGCGACTTTCGAGGAGGTGCTAAGCCACAAGGTGAGCGCCGCTCAGGTGGCTCCGAGTCAGGAATAACAACAGAACAATATATGACAATGACGCCCGCAGAACGACGGCAACTCGACTCGAAAACAAGAGGTGAGCTAGCGCGTAAAGTTCTCGGGATGAATCGATAAGGATAAATGAAAAATGGCAAGAGACGTTTTTAAAAATGCGAGCGGCGTTGAGTTTTCAAACGCAGCAGCAAAGACTTTCACCATCGACAATGACGCAACAGATCGTGCGTTCGATGCTGATACCGTAGCAGTGGCAGAATTAGCCGACGTGGTAGCAACTCTAATCAAGGATCTAGAAGCGCTATTCCCCGGCAACTTCATTACTACTACTTCATAGATTTAACTAATTCCGAGAAGGAAGATAATAAAGGAAATATAAAATGGCATATGAAACAGAATTCGGAAACTTCGGTCATCCTACCGATGTGATTTCCGATGCACTTGGACCAGCTCTAGCCGACGCGGTTGTGGTTGCTCCTCTTGTTTATACTGAAACTGCACCTCTTGAAACGAATGTGAAGCTCTTCCGAAAGGCTGGAACTCTTACAGCTCAAGATGTTGCTGAATCGGCTTCGCACACTTATGCATCTGGTGACGAGTACACAGAAACCGAAATCACTGCAACGCTTGCGAAGTCTATCGTTTACATGAAAATCACTGCGGAAGCGGAGCGTTTTCATTCGAATGCACTTAACAAGAGCGTTGCCGAGGCTGGACGAGCACTTGCTCGAAGACTCGATGATAAGATTCTTGCACTTTTCTCAGGTTTCTCAACTCAGAACAGTGATCGTTCTGGAACTACACTTGATGTCGAGACACTTATGGAAGCAGCTTACAGCGTCTATGCAGCTAACGCCGGTTTTGGTCGTCAGCTCGTTGGAGTTGTAGATTTCAAAGGTGCTCTTGAAATCAAGAAAGATGTGAACGGCGCTGCGGCTGCAATTTACAGCCAGCCAGAGCGTTCAACTCTTCTCGATGGTCCGTTTGCTGCGGCAAATGGTTTCATCGGCTCAATTCCGGGCGTTGATCTTTACGCGACTTCAGGACTACCAACAGCCTCATCTGATGATGTTGCTCTTGTATTCAATCCTGATATCGCAATCGCTGGGATGGTAGATCCTGCGGTAACGGTTTGGGAAAACACCGTAACTGCAGATGGTATGTTCAAGGAATATGCCGCATACATCTTCAACACTTTCGTAGAATGGTACGATGGTGCTGGGGTTGGCGTTCTTTCAGCTACATAATTTAATGATGGGGCGGCTTCGGCTGCCCTGTTTTTTTTAACGAGTCGAGGAGAAAATAATCATGCAGAACTTTCCAGAAGGAACAGTCTTTACTGTACTAGGCAAAGAGCCAGAACTTGAAGAAATGCTTTCGAAGGTGCAGCCACCGAGAACGCGCAACAGAAAGCAGCCTTTTATCGTTTTTCTTGCCGAATATAAGGGCGATGCGATAGGCAACAAGCCAACGCGCAAGGCGTGTTTCTGTTACGACTTATCAAAAGGCGACATGTCGATGGTGCGTCGTTATGTTGTCGACAAAAAGTGGGCAATACTTTGCTACAATTTAACGCAAGCATTTATCCCACAAGGTGCAGAGCACACTTGGGACAATCGCCCGTTCTTGGCGCATATGCGACCAGAGATTGAAGCATTGGCAAATGGTAACAGCCAGATAATTGAAAAGCGCAACGAGGAAATCAGCGCACTTAAAGCGAGGCTTGAAGAATATGAGCGAGGAGAAACTGAGACAGTTGTTAAGCGCGGTCGCCGCAAAAAAGAGGATGTTCCAGCAACAACTGCAACACAAGAAGGAATCTGATTCGCGTTATCAACAACAGCAGCGAATGAGCCACGAGCAAAAAGCACGGGCTGCGATGGATCAGATGACGAAAAATTTTAAAGAGTACAATGACAAGCTCGGGAAAGATGTTACGGAATCTGAGATGAGGAAAGAAGCTCAAAGGATTGCGGAGAAGGTCGAGCGAAAGCGCGATCAGTAGCGCATTACGAGTTTTTTCCTCGGCTCCGCCGTGGCGCTCCGGCGTGAAAATAGAGCGCCTCTATTTAAGGATTGATGAATGGCTAAAAGATATTTATTTGGAAAAGATTTCACATTTACGTTCTTCCCAATCGATGACAAAGGCAACGCGATAACAGCCGATAGCTTGGTAAATGCTTACGTGTTTACCGATGCAAACAAACCAGATCGAGCGGCTGCAATAGCGGGAACAAACGCGCTTCAAACGATTGCGGCGTGGTCGGCAAATGGCAACGGGTACGACTTAACCGTTACAGCTATCGACGATCCTGATACATCATCGGACGAATATCAGCGCCAATACTGGATAGCGATAAATTTCAAACTTGCAAGCGGCGAGCAAACACAGACGGCATTGATAGAGCTTATCATGAGCCGCCCGGTGGGGTATGGTGAGGAACTAAATGTTACCGCTGCAGTTTTAGAAAAGTATTACCCTGCAATCGACGGTTTTGTGTCGGATACAGATCAAGCCGATATCATCGAAGAGGCAGCCGAGCACGTCAAAGGCGTTTTAAAATCACGCAATTGGGAATACTGGATGATCACAGAACCGGGCGAATTAAGAAGCGCGGTGATCTGGCGGTCACTGTATCAGATTGCACTTGCGGAATTGAGCGAGCAGGAGGCGGGCTTTAGTGTGTTGCTTGAAGAGTCAAAAGAAAATTATGGCAATGCAATGGAACGGCTCAAGGTTAGGCTAGATACCGATTTAGACGGCGAGCCAGAACGACCGCAGAACTTCGGGAATTACATGAGGATTATGATATGAAACCAGCGATTAGAAATTGGATGAGAAAAGCGTTTCAAGACGATAAGAAAGCGCTCAAGGAAATTTTACCGGCTTCAGTATTTGCGCTAGTAGAGCAAGAAGCAAAGGACAGAAAGAAAGCAGCCAAGAAGGAAGAGAATGAGCACAGCAGCGCAAGTAAGAGCAGCGTGGAAAAGTAAGATCTTTGACAACGCCACTATCCAGGCGATGACAACAAAGATCTATGACAAGACCATGCAACGCGATGGGACGACTTCGCAACTGGCTCTTTTGAAATACCAGCAGGATTACAACTGGATCGAGTATGTTGTGCAGCGTTATCCAAACGGCGGCGCTATAGGTCAACGGCGTTTTGAGTACGTTGTCACAGTAAGAATGCATCGCGAACTTGAGCCAAACAGCACGAATCACGTTGCGGTGCTTGATGATATGGAAACGCTTTCGGGGCTAGTCATCACAGAACTAGGAGCGACTTGGAACAACACAGTTGATAGGTGGCTTGATGTTGCGTCGGAGCCAAGCATTGACGAAATCGATGTCTCAGGAAAAAGAGTAGTTTTAGTGGCTCAAGATTTCAGAGCCGAAAAGTATATTTAATAAGGGAAAATAAAATGGCAGCAATTTTAGGAATTAACAGCTCCATCGGGATCGCTATCAGTGCGGTTTCTGATTCGTGGGGCACTGCAAAATCAGTCACAGAGAAGCTCGTAGTTGAGTCTATGAGCTGGAACGAAAATCCAGAGAAGCTCGAAAGCGCTGGGATTGGTTCCGGTGGTTTGATGAGCGATAACATGCAAAGAGGCGCGGTCAGCGTATCAGGACAGATTCAAATGCGTGTAGGGTATGGGAACGGTTTTCCGCTCATTCTTGCACAATTTCTCGGCACTTCTGGAACGCCTTCGGAGCAGAACGCCGGTGAAGGTGACTATCTTCACACGATGACAATGAACAGCACACTGAACAACGTGTTCTTAACTATCGCAGTTGAGACCAGCTCGACAACAGTTGTCGAATTTCCATCGGTTGCAGTAACTCAGATCCAGATCAGCGCTGATTCAGCTCCAAACTATGTCAATGCAACTATCGACTTTCTTGCAAGCGAAGCAAAGACCTCCGGTGTGACCAACAACAACACAGCTCTTGACGCGCTTACATTGACTGATTCAGAGCTTTCGCTTATCGATCCAGCGGATTCTTTTCAAATCAACGCGCAAGCAGGTGGGGCGCTTTCAGGTTCCGATAAGCTCGACATCACAAGTTACTCACTTACATTGAATCGCCCGCAGGAATTCGCACGCGAGATTCGCGGCGCATCTGGTAACGGTGAACCGGTTCAAACTGATAAGGTCACTGGATCGCTTGCTATCAACCTAAAGCAGCTCGATGACAATACTTATTTGACTGCCGCTCAGAGCAGCACCGAATACAAGTGTTTGCTTTCTTTTGACGGTGCGCAGATTGGATCTGGTGACAACAAATCTTTCACTTTCTACGTGCCACGTATGATGTTGATTGAAACTCCTTCATATGAACTTAGCTCGCCGGGTTTAAATGGATACGGAATCAACTTCGATATTCTCGAAGCGGCTTCGAATCCGACCGGAATGGGCGATACGACCCCGTACAATGAACTAACAAATACTAGAACGACCGCATACGTCGCATAGTGTTTAGCCTCCGGGGGCGGCTTGTAACTATTCCACGAGCCGCCTCTTTTTTTATTGGGAAGCCGAGATGAAAATAAAAAGAGCCGAAAAGAAAAACCAAGAAGTAATCGCAATTGAAGTTGATGGCGAGAAGATCGAAATGCATTTTCTGCCGGTGCTCAAAACTGATTACTTCTTTTTAACAACATCGCCAGATTTTGAAGCACTTGCAAAGTGGGTTCTCAAAACGAAACTTACTGCAATTAAGGGCGTCGAATTCGAAGACGGTGAAGAGCTAAAGCCTTCGGATGCTTACGAGCTGCCTATTGGCGTGCTATTTGAAGCCGTTGGCAAATATGCCGAGAAGATCAAGCAATACTCCGAGGAAATGAATCTCGAAGAGGAGCAAGAAAAAAAAACTACCTCGAAAGAGTAGAACGCCTTCTGAGATACAGGCTAATACTCGATCCGGGTTTGAATTGCGCTAACTGCATTCAGCAATCAAAAGAGTTCGGTGCTCAGACGTATTGTGATAGCGGTCGCGAGTTGCATAGATGCCCAATAGGAGACGCTGCGCCTTATCCTGAACTTGAAGAGGTAGTAGCGAATTACCTCAAGGCAAAATTCTTGCAGAGCTATCAAAACGATTTAGCAGCGTCTGAAGTGTATAGGGCAAGCGGCTTGCTTGATGATTTGGATCTATTGATGACGCTTGAAGGCGTATGGGGCGAGTATAAAAGAGTTAAGAACGTTGAATCTCAGATGAAGAAAAAGCATGGCAGATAAAGAACTGAAAATCAAAATTACCGTTGATGATACCGGCGCGATCCAGAAGATCGAAGGCGTTGACGATGCTGTTGATAGTGCAGGTAAATCAGCGGAGAAAGCCGGTGACGGTTTCAGTAAGTTTCAAGCTAGTCTTTTAACTGCAGAGGCTGCGCTCAATCTTGCCAATAGAGCATTTGACGGGATTCAGCGCGTTGCGGCGTTCACTTTTGACACTTTAGATCGTGCCGCTCAGGTTGAGAACTTAACAAGAAGTTTTGAGAACCTACAGGAAAGCATTGGAGCCAATGCCACCGATAAAATTAATGCCTTAAGAACAGCTACGAAAGGTCTGATCGCCGATCAGGATTTACTACAAGCAGCGAACAATGCGGTATTGTTAGGCGTTGACGATGGGAAAGTTGCGTTTGATGAATTGACTGCGGCGGCGCTTAAACTTGGACAGGCGCAAGGCGTCACGGCAAAACAAGCAATTGATTCCTTGGTAATTGGTATAGGTCGCCAGTCAAAGTTGCGACTTGACGACCTCGGTGTACTTATCGATACGGTAAAGGCAAATGAAGAATATGCGGCGTCTATTGGAAAGAGCGCAGCGGCGTTGGATGATCAAGAAAGAAAGGCAGCCTTTGCTACGGCAGCTATCAAGGGCATTCGGGAAGAGTCAGCAAAACTAACAGACGCGCAAGAAACAGCCGCTCAGAGCGCTGGACGTTTTGACGTTACTATTGAAAATCTTACAGATCGTTTCGCTACTGCATTTTCCCAAAATGAAGACTTGAGAAAATCGATTGAGAATCTCAACAAACGCATAAACGAGATTAACGTGGAGGCAGTAGCCGACGATCTAGCAACTTTCGCCTCTGTTCTCCTCGACGTTGCCGCAGCAGCTTCTCGGGTTGTAAACGTTTTTAGTCTTTCCGCTTGGAAAGAGTATTTTGCAAGCGATGAATTTCAAGCCGGTGCGATTCAATTAGCGTTTTTTACCGAACAATCGCGAGAACTTGCCGGAACGCTAAAGGCAGGACTCGACCAGTTAAAACCAACAGCGGAAAACTTTCTGCACTTAAACCAGATTTTCCAAGACCTAAGAGGAGAAGTTGACAAACAAAATATAGTTCTAGGAATCACAGAAGGTCAGCTTCGCAATCTTGGGCTAGAATTGCTTCGTTTTGAAAAGGCAGCATCGGAAGCCGAAAAGGGTCAAGAGGATATCACAGAAGCATTTGTAAAAGGCGCTCCGAAAATCGACAAGGCGAATGAGAAGTATCAGGACGTTTCTAAGACGATTAAGGAACTAACCGCGGAACGATTCGACGGGTCATTGCCAGCCTTGGAGAAGAGCGTTGACGATGCCTATGCAGCATTCGCAGCCTCGGGCGATCTAGAGGATTTCAAGGAAGAACTCGCTTTATTGCTAGAAATTACCAAAGGCAATGAAGAAGGCATGAATCGCTTAAAGAAAGCGATTGAAGGTCTACCAGAAGCAACGAAAGAAACGCTGCCAGAAGTAGATTCGTTCTTTGATGATTTGATGAACAAAGGCAGCGAGGCGGGTCTTGGTTTCGTTGTAGAATTTCAAAACATCCTTACAGATGGAAGACTTGCGGGCGTTTTATCAGATGCATTGTTTGAAGGTGCAACGGGCAAGGAAACGGGTGCTGCGCTTGGTGCTCAGTTTGGTGGTGCAATTGGTGAAGCTATAGGGCTTTCGTTAGGCGCTCCGCAATTAGGACGCTTCCTTGGAGATGTATTCGGCGAAAAAGCAGGTGAAGAACTTGGCGCGGGCTTGAGTGATATTTTTGATCGCATATTCGACAACAAATCAGATCCGGCAGCAAATGCCCGTGAAAACTTCTTTTCTTTTCTACGAGATGCAATCGGCAGAAACGAAGCGCTTGTACTTATAGAGGATGAGTTTAGACCAATAGGCGAACTATTCAGGGAACTGAATAGAGACATTTTCGATCCACAAGAAGGCGGAATTGTACCAATTTTTGAAGAGCTATTCGCGCAAGCGCCAGAGGTTCAATCTGCATTCTTAGGAGTTGGGCAAGCCATAACGCAGGTCTTCGATGATGTGAATCTGGATGCAGGTCAGGCTGCAGCTCTATTAAGTCAAAATCTTGGCGGTTCGCTTAATAACTTACAGATATTGATTCAAAGTTTGGATATCAGCTTTCAAGAACTTGAAGATGCAATGATCGAAGCTGCCTTAAATGGTGAGACATCATTCTTGGAAGCAGAAAGCGCGTTAAGGAACATCGGACAACTAGCAGAATCTGGTATTCCCGGGCAAATTGGGGCGGTAACGGAAGCATTTAACAACCTAAAGACAGCCGGTGAGCAAGGCGGACTTTTTACAGTCGACGCGCTCAGAGACATCGGTGCGGAGGCTGCCGAGCTAGGAGCAACTACTTTGCAGGATTTACGAGCAGCGCTTGAAGATGCTGGGGTTGCTACTGATGACTTGAATAAGTTTTTCGAGTCACTTGCCGAGGTTGGAGTTGATAGCGTTGAAGAACTTGCAAACGTAACCGATAGAGAAGCAATTCAGGTTCTCGCCGATTTGGAAACTTTGGCGTTTGGATTCTTGGAGACGACAAACCAAGCAGCGGACGACTTGATATCGAGGCTTGAAAACATACCAGAGGAGATAGAATCCAGAATAGTTATTAACGTCGAGACAAGAGCAGCCGATAATGGTGCTCAACAGGTAATTGATTCGGGTCAGCTAGGATTAACGCTCTAATATGGCAGATTTACAAATATCATTTCCCGGTGTACCGGCTGAAGCGATTGCGATTGAACTCGATAGCAATACTGAATACGTCGATACGAACGAAAAGAAACTGCGGGACGTACTCGGGCATCATCACTACTTCACCTATATTCAGAGCATTGCCTCCGGTGACGTTGCGATGCGTTGGGTTATGGATGATAACACCGGCGCCGATCATTTCATTATGGCGAATGCGGATCTGACGGTAGCGGATAACATTGGAGATGTTGAGCTACTTTATGCAGCCAGCGCTTGGGCTACATATACCAGCCTATTCCATATTGTTGCACCGTCATTTTTTACAAGGCTAGGAAAAGACGACCGCTATATTCTCGAAGAATTTACTCTGACTAAGCAGCAGTTTTATGAACTCAGGCTAGGGAATTATCCGGCAGCGTCTGATAGATCGTACAAAATTCAAGGTATTCACATCGGTGAATGGTTCACACCAGCCACCAGTGTCAGCAGTAGTTCAGTCTCCTATCTGAATGAAATATCGCCGTATTTTATTACCAGCGATCAATCTCTGATTTCAACGAAGATACAAGATGAGCTATTAAAATTCACAGTTTCATGGCGCGGCGTAAATCAAGTAAAGATCGAAGCATTAGAGGACAAGCTCAAAAAAGATTATAATCGATTCGTGTATCTCTATGCTCCGACGGATGACGTCATTCTGGGCGGTCAGAAACTTAGGTATTGCAAGATCACTGATGTGCGTCATGAGAAGATATTCGCCGGTTGGTTTGTTTTGTCGATGACTTTCGAGGAGCTGGAAAGATGACAATTCAGACAATAGATGACACAGCATCGGTCAATTTGAAGATCGCACATATCGGCAACGTAATCAGCGCCGACAATTTAGAGGTAGACAATGCGCCGATCACTGGCGCGGGTCTCAATAACTTAGTAAACGGCAGTAGAGCGCGTTACTATGAAAGCTCGGTTTCGGATCATATATATGATTTTGATTTTGTAAACTGCGATTCATTTGCAGCCGATTTCGTTTATATGGCGAATTTCAAGTCGGTGTTTGATCGATGGGATGTGGCAGGCGGGACGGTGCGAGTTCGCGCCGATAATTCAACGGCATACTCCAACACATTGACGACCGCAACTCTGCGCCTCAACAACTTAATAGGACCGCGACTTGAAGACGTTGCGATCGATGTTGTCAATACAACAGGCTACACGCATTGGCGTGTTCGTATGCAAACAGCGGCGGTCAATGCAGCAAAGATTCGCTTGAGTAAAATATTCGTTTGCAAGTTATTTGATTTTGGAAGAGATCCAGAATACAGCCTGCCGATGCAGCAAGGCAGCGCGATGAAATTTCAGCGTCATACAGCAAAAAAATATTTCTTTACATGGCGCGGCGTGAGCAATGATAAACTGGATACATTTAACGCGCTGATTATGCCTTACACGATCCAGACGGGGCTTGTATTTTACGATGCAGCGGACGCGGTGTTAGGCGGTGATCGTGCAATATTTGCGCGTGTCATCGATTATTCACACCAAGCGCTATCCAGCAACAGCAATACAGTGACGATGACGGTCGAGGAGATAGTATAGATGTCAACAGCGAAGCCGATCAGCGAGAACGATTTTTATATCTGGTTTTACTTGACGCTCAAGAATTGGGATACGCTTGCGCCTGATACAATATTGATCACGAATCGCACGCTTGGCGCTGCGCTATCCGATACGGATTCGGAGCATTATCCAATTCTCGAAAACATTTCTGGTATAGGTTCTACCCTTGCGGATTTCCTGCCGCGTCAAACTACCGGCACGATTTCGCTTAATATTAAGCCGCATACATTCGCGTATGAACGGCGGCTGATTGACTTGTTTCAGCGGTATACACCTATAGAGCAGTCGATTACAATTTATGCGACGTTGAGGCGACCAGATACTCCGCTAACAGATCCAAGCGCCACCGGTACTGCCGTTCTCAAGAGTAAGGTGCGAAACTGGGAAGTAAATTACGAGCGTGATCAAATGACTTTAGGGATCAGTTTTGACCCTATTGGGAATCGTGCTTTAGGCTATCAGATCAACGCGACGGATAATCCAGACGCGACGCAATCCAGCTTAGGAAGGACGCTTCCAATCGTGCTCGGTGAAAACGTAGAGGCGCAAGCATTTACACTTAACAGTGATTCGACAGAGCCAGATTTTGCCTTTGCTAGTAACTTCGGCGACGACTTTGAGGTAAAAGCAGTCAACTCGGTAAAATTCAAGAACCGAGCGGGCGTGTATGTACCATTTGCAAATGGTAACGATGCAGCTGCGGTGCTTTCAGATAGCTATACCATCCGAGCGGACGCGACTTCATTTACTTGGACTATTACAGCAGTAGGAACGCAGGAAAAAGCTTGGTTTGCTTGGGAAATTGATAACAGCAATTTATCGAGCGGCTATTTAATCAATCGGCTGGAAATTACTTGTTTGAGCCTCGGAGCAGCTTCAACGAACAATCAGAACTTAACCTGCGGGATTTACTCAAAGCCAGCAGGGGACGTTCCCGATCCAGAGCCGCTCGGACAATCGACGATCAACTCAGACGACTATACGGCGCAAATAACAGCCGCCTCGGGTACGTCTTACACCGCGACATTTATCTTTGATCCGCCGGTCGCGATGGAGCCGAACAAAGATCACTATATGGCTCTGAATTTCTATGCTGAGTCGCCGGTCGATTTCTATTGGGGTTCTATTAACGGAACCGGAACTGTTCAAACGGTCGATTATTACTATCGAAATGCTGATTTAAATGAAAACGCATGGCGATTTCTTGCATCGAGTTTAACAGGCGGCGCGGGCAATTTACCGCGACCACAATATGCAATTTTCGGCGTTGAATATACGCCGAACTTGAGCACGTCGAATAAGAACGAAACCGGTTTCGGATATAGCTATTTATCATTTACACAATACGGAACACCGAAAGCGGTTCTTTCAGATGAGTCTTTTATTGTCAATTGTGACGGGATAGCCGACGACGGATCGGGAACCATAACCGGATCAGCTTCGCAACTGATAGAAGACCCAGCAGATGTGTTTAAGCTACTTACTTGCGAATATGACGGCGCAAACTGGAACGTGAACTCCGATGTTGATGTATCAACCTATTCAACAGGTCTCGATGCATTGGCAGCCGATGGCGTTAAGGTCGCAGGACGAACATCTGGACGAGATAGCATCACGACAACGCTCAGGAACTTGCTCTACTCAACGGCTTGCAGGGTTGGTATTACAAGCAGCGGGATCACGCTTTACCCGGTGGGCTACCAGCCAGCGCTATCAGGCACGATCTCAGATGAAAATGCGAGACTGATAGAACTGCGGAGCCTAAGCGCTGAAGAGACGATAGTGAACAAGTTTCTTGTGAACTATGGCCAGCAGCTATCCAGTAACGAGTTTTACGCTGCGGCAAATGAAAACGACCTCCGGGATTTTGTGGGGTATTTGCTGCGAGATGATGCGACGCTATCAGCAGCGCTGAATAACTCAGAAAGCCTTTTTGGCATTCGTGAACTAGGCAACAATAAATTTTTATTTGCAACAACGCAGGCGCATGCTCTGGAGGTAATAGAACGATACGCCGGTGTTTATGGTCGAAAGCCGGTGCAGCTAATTACTTTTGAGGTGCCCTATATAAGTTTCCCGAGCCTTGAAGTTTTTCAGGTGTATGACTTCAGGTTCCCACAGATGCCCGCATACTTCGGGACAAGCTCCGATGCTTATCCGCCGACGTATGATCGAGCGGTGGTAAATGAAGGGAAGTTTACTGAAAAACGGCTGCAGAAATACCGAGGACAAATAGAAAGCAAAAAACTATTTTTAACCAGCAATCAAGCGCCGTTTTGGCGATGTACTGCACGAATAGCGCTTGATTCTCAAGATCCGATCTGGGGATGATGATTTATGGCATACGCTGATTCGATACGAACAACAGACTACACGCGGGAAGAGCTTGCAGATTTAATTGATGGCAATCGTTTTATCAATGAGGCAGTTCTTACAGCAGGAACGCAACCAAACTATACTGTAACGCTCACACCAGCCCCGGCAGCATATTATGATGGAATGAGCTTTACCATAGTAATTCATAGCACTTTAATAAGTACCGGTGCGACACTAAATGTCAATGGGCTGGGGGCTAAAGATTTGAAGATAACAACGGCTGGATCTGGACGAAGAGATCCTATCATTGGCGAATTATCCGCAGGTGAAGCATATGTCGTCACTTATATAAGTTCAGCGAATTCTTTTCAAATCGCGAATCCGACTTTCGGATATCAAACAACTGCATACACTCCATCGGTTTCTAGTCCGTCAGGGACAATAGGAGTTGGCGGCAGTCTCGATAATTGGTGGCAATATATAGGTCCGACAACTATCAGGGTACACTGGCAACTTCAACTCGGTTTGTCGGGTTCGACTGCTCAGTATTTAACCGTCAGCCTGCCTGCTACTCCTGCTGCTCATGATGATAACACTTTTGGAGTAGGTTATACCACTGGAGTTTCAGGCTATACTAGTTATGGCGCTAAGGTTTTTATAGTCGGCAGTAACGCCCGATTTGTAAGAACAGATCAAGCAAACTGGGCAATCGACGCAAACTTTTTCATCTATGGCACGTTGATATATGACGAGGCGGTCTAACATGATTATAACTACACAACCAAACAACAAACTAAACGAGCGCATACTGTGTCAAGAGCTTGAAGCAATTCAAGCCGATGCAAAGATACACATTAACCAAAGCATGAACTGGAACCGTTTCCCATACCGAGACGGTCTAACATGCCCGGATCACATAACGCCACCAGATGACATCGACGCGCCTTGGATATCGCCTTTCTGGATAGAGATACCAAACGGTGAAGAGGACAACCGAGCGGCATTCGAAGCGGCTATAGCAGCGCATGATCCAGCAATGACAGATCAGGAAGAGCGCGAGCAAGCAGCTAATCAGCAAAGAGCGCAGGAGCTTCTCGAAGCGTTGATGCTTTTACCTGATGAATACTTGTCACAAATCAAGGCGAGGTTTGATGCATTGCCATGAGCGAAGACAAGTTAATTCAGGTATTACTCTTTGAGATTCGCAGCCTTCAGAAAGAGATTAAGCACGTTTCAGCGGAGGTAGTATCCTTACGGCTTGAAAACCAAGAGTTAAAAGCCGAGCTTCACGCATTAAAGAATTTCTTCATGCCTGAAAATAAAAGCAATATTAAACTCTATACTTTGATCGTGACAACAGTCGGTGGTGCAATGGCGGGTTTAATTGCGGTAATCAATAACATGGTCGCACACAAATGAAGGTAGAAGACTGGCATAAACGTTTCCCGAACTTTTTACCTGAAGAGGTGCTTTCACCTATAGCGATGAAACGCTATGAAGCGCATGGCATTATTGGCATTGATTTAAACGCGCTTGATATCTTGCAAGAGTTTCGCCTGAAATTAGGCGTGCGTTTTCGAGTCAACCATAGAGGTCTCAATCTACGCGGCTATAGAACGCCGAAAGAGCATTTAGGGCTAGGTCATGGGGCTAGTATGAGCGCGCATTCAAGAGGCTGCGCTTTTGATGTAACACCGGATAACATGCCTTTACATACTTTTCGGAGCCTAGCCGTTGATTTTAAAAAGTGGAAAGGGATCGGGCTTTATAATACTTTCGTTCATCTTGACACGTGGGATCGCTACGGCGATGGAAGGATCACGCAATGGAGAAAATCTTAGGCGCTTGTTTTATCGTTTTTCTATTATGTGTTAGTTGCTCAAAGAGTAGCGATGTCAGACCAGAGCCGACGCGCTTTCACGGCTTAACACTTCTGGGGCTTCGCTCAGAAACTTTTGAATGCGGTCAATTGTTTGAAATGCTGGATGGCATTGACGCACCAGCGGTTTCGTTTTTGTGGGATTCGTTCGGAGAAGATTCGGATTGCTTACTTTCATTCTTGAGCGATTCGAGACCTAAGAGCGTGCAGGTCTTTTTAGTAAATGCGGTTTGTTTGAGGAAGGGCAACTGCAGCGGTCCAGATGCGCCGGGCTATGATACGATTCTTGAAAAGGCTATGAGCGCATATGATGAGATCATCCCATACATAAAAGATCGAGATGAGCTAATAATCACGCCAGCGCTTGAAGACGATTTGAAAAATTCAGATTTTGAATATGTCGCAAACAAGCTCAGAGAATTTCTACCGGAGGCTAGAATTGGACGGAACAAAAATGGGCTTGAAGTCACTGATGATGATTGCGCTGCCGCTGATTTTTGCGAGCTGCACAATGAAGCCGTCGCCCTATTCGACAATGCAGATCACGGATGGTCGAACGACGGGTACGATCTCGATCTCGGAGGAAACATCTGGCGGTTACCGTATAAATATACGCGAGAAGATGTGCTTGGTAGAATCACCGAGCGATTTCGAGGAGCGCGAGCTATATATATCTGGAAAGCCAGTTTCAACGGGTTATTGGGCGATAGTGGCGGGACTCTTCCGCCTTATCAGCGAACTATAAGGGTTTCGGAGCATGATAGAATAGAAATCAATAAACTCTTGAGGAGTATACAAGATGATCAATAAAGACAAACTAAAATTAGCCGGTGCCGTTGGGTTGATTGCGTTCATCACGCAATTTCTTGAGGTGCTCGGGTTGCCGCAATTTGCTCAGGCGATTGTTGAATTCATTAAGCCTTTTCTTGGGCTATAATAAAGGCGGGCATTTGCCCGCCTCTTTTTTTATTTATTCGCACACATCTCAAGAGCGCGTTTTATGGCGCCGCTTGCCGATTCGCCCCATCTTTTCATGAGCTTTTTAAGGTTCTTCAAATCTCTAAGCGTGGCGCGGAATCCTACAATTTTTTTATCATTGCCCATTCTTTTTACCTCTTGGTTTGTAGAGCGTTATAGTTGGACGGCTTTCAACAGTCACGCCGTCGATTTTCTCGCCAGCCTCAAGAGCTTCATTGATTGCCGTTCTATTGACTTCTTTCCGCACGCGCAAAAAACGATCTTCTAGGTCGATTAAGTTATCAACTTTGATTTCACGTTTTAGACGCGGGGATACGGTGCCAAGAGGCGTTTTGGTTTTGACGTCTACAATCTGAGACGCTAGGAATTTAATATATTCGAGCAAGTTTTCTTGCGACTTGAGCGCCGCTCGAATTTCATCCCGAATTTTTTCCAATCCAGCTATCTCAGCTTCGACAGCGTAGATCCAGCCTACAAGCCTTTGTACGCCGTCTTCACGCGCTTGATCAATCAACTCTTGTTCTTTCTCAAGAGCTGGAGTCAATTCGCCACCAGCGCACAATATTTCGTGCTCTAAAACAGCCATCCATTCAGCGAGATCAAATATTCTCTTTGCTATACTCATCTTATTCAGCCTCCATCATTTCAACAGTTGCATTTTCTTCGTGGTGGTGCGGCGCTTGCCATTCAATCCAGACCTTTTCCATGAGCGGCAGCGCTTTGACGCTAAACACACACTTTTTTTGTTTTGAGTAGCAGCCACCTTGCGGGATAACGCGCTCAAGGATTGCCAGCTTTTCCTCCGGCGTCATACCTTCAGGAAATTCGTAGCGGTTCGGCATCGCCTGAATAGCAGTCTCTTCGGTCATAACTTGCGTCGAAACTATCGCGTGAAACTTGGCGATAATTTGACTCATATCGACAACTTTCTTTTCTTTCGCTACTGGCGCGGGTTTAATGTTCACCGGGCTTTTCGCGGGTGCATTGCCGAGCCATTCCGCTACCTCAACACCGAAATCTTCACCGGGTTTTGTGATGATTCGATCTTGGAGTTTAGCGATCCTCGATTTTTCGATCGTCATATTGTGATCAATTGAGATCATCCCTACCACGTCGAACTCATATTCGGTGCCGTCTCGCATGATTGTCCCGATATACTGGCGTGATGGTCTGTTTTTCTCATCCATCTCGTATTTCGTTTTGGCGCGCATCGTCACGATAATGTGCCCGCTATAGTTTACGATTGCCTGTATAAGCTCGTTATATTTCGGCGTGATCTTTGACCAGTTGACGTAGCTATTACCCTGCATCTTCGTATGTTGGTCGAGAAATTCCTGCCAAGCGTGGGATAGCGAATCGATGACAAGGCAGTCATAGCCTAGTTTTTCAGCCTCTTTGATGCCCGAAATATATGTGTCGTATAAGAAGTTAGGCAGCTCCGCCACGTCATAATCGGTGACATCGCTATAGAGCGACGCGCTGCCGCGTTCAGTATCAAGTACCAGGATCTTGCCAGCATCGCCCACAAGCCCGCGAGCGACCCTTAAAGCGGTCATCGTTTTGCCGCTGCCGCTTGGACCTGCCAAACAGATCTTCGCTTTTCGTTGCGTACGTGCTGCCTTTTGAATGTTCAATTTCATATATAGCCTCCATAGTTGTATATATCCTACGATGATAAATATCGATCATTCGGCGCAATTGTTCAACGGTAGTTTTACGGTATAGGCGTAACTAGCCTGAATCTTTACGATAAAAAAAGTAAAAAAAGTGAAGAAAAGTGGTTGCGTGGGGCGTCTTAATATAATAATATAATAACAAGAGGTGAGGCAATTACGCCAATAACTAGGAGGGCTATATATGAACACGCAAGAGAACAATTCAGCTAAGGCGGGACAACTAGCATCTGTAAAGCATCTTTTCGGTGAATTCTCAAGATATGCAGTATTCGCGGTACATACGCGATTTGAATCGGTGCAGTGGTTTGTTCAAGATGCCGAACAGATAGATGAGGTGAGCGGCTCACCTCTAACGATTAGGCAAGCTGCGACCCTAGAAGCCGCAGTAGATGGGCTTGGGTATGACGAAGGATTAAGTTGGTTTTCTTTTTAACTATAACGGCGGACAAATGCCCGCCAAACCTAGAAGGCTATACCATGCAAAATCTAGTGACTATAAGCGGCTCTGACGAGTTTATGGAAGAGCTGCAATACCTGTGCGACCTGTACAGCATGAACCGCTCAGAGGCTATCAGAGCGGCTATTTCGACCATGTACCAGCAGGAGGTCGGCACGATGAAGCTAGGAACGAGCGTCTCGAAACGGGACAAACTCCTCCGGGCGGCGGCGTATATTAAGCAAATCGCGCTCGAAAAGGGTCTTTGAGTACATTAAATAAAGGGGCTATATGAAGCACGTAGTTTTGTTCTCGACGGGTGCTAGTTCCGCACTGGCAGCCGAAAGGGTATTACAAAAGCGTAAAGCTACGTTATTGTTTACTGATACCCAATTTGAAGATGAGGACAATTACAGATTTTTAGACGACGTATTAAGATATTATAAGAGCCAAAGGTATTATTTCGATTTCATACACTTAAAAGAAGGTAGGAATCCGCTGCAAATATTTCAAGATCAAGGCGTTTTAGGTTGCGATCGCATCCCGGTATGTTCCCGAATTTTGAAAAGTGAACAAACCGTAAAATGGTTGAAAACTCAAGAAATGCCAGTAACGTTATATTTTGGGTTTGATTATAAAGAATTGCATAGAGCAGAAAGGGTAACAAAACGGTATGCGGAACTAGGGGTGCAATGTGCTTTCCCGTTATGTGAAAAGCCATATTTAACAATGAGCACAAAACAGCATATCGAAGAAAATTGGGGTATTAAAACACCAAGAATGTATGAGATGCAGTTTGCCCATGCGAATTGTGGCGGGCGTTGCGTTCGGGGCAAGTTGCAGCATTGGCGGCATTTGCTAAGAATGTTCCCGGAACGATTTAAGGAAATGGAAGATTTCGAGAAAAATTTCAAGGGCGGGCAATATACCTTTATGAAAGATTATAGTTTGCGGCAATTAAGAGAAGACTACGAAAAGCAACTCGCGCTCTTTATTGATGAAGATAGTGGGGTAAATGCGCCTTGTATACGTTGTATTTAACATCACTTTACTGTGGTGCAGTACTTTACTCAACTAAAGTGAGCCCCATTTCGGGGCTTTTTTCATGCCTAGCAGCCTTAACAATATCAAACACTTACACCAGCCATTAAAATGGTCATTCTAATAAATAACTTTCTGGGCTTGACAGCATCTTTTTTTACCTGTACATATTCCTTATCTGCCCTGCCGATTCAAGCTTACGCTATCTCGGCTTTAATCGATTCAGTCACTTTTCCCTAAAAAAACCAAAATAAATTTGTCCTGCTTATTGTAACTAAGCGACGTCACTATACGATATTCATTCATTTGGATTACATTCTTGAATCCGTTCAGTTGAATACTGTTTTTTCTTTTCGTTTCAATTCTTGAATCCAAATTTGATTTTGTAACTTTTCGATTCCGAATTGGTTATTGTTGCGGCAGGCGAAGCCAGATCAATTTTTAGGGTAATCGCCGGGCATAAAAAAAGCGCCTCATTTCTGAGACGCTTCGGGCTATATATGGTCGGTTAGCAAACGACTACAAGAATCTTCTAGCATACTTCCATATCTTATTACTATAAAAAATTGGTAACGGTGGTTTATTATGGAGCCGCCCTGCGTTTTTTTTGTTCACATTTAGCATCACATACTCGAAAGTTGTAACGGGCATTGTGGAGGGTTGACAAATGGAAAGTGAACAAAAGAATGAACTGTTAGCGAAGCTACTCGACCGGCATCGAGCGCTAAAGAATGATCCCTTTAATTTCAATCGGCTTCGGGCGCTATACCGAGAAGCATCTTTTGAGGTGCTCAAAAAAGCGACCGCCCATTTTTGCGCCAAAACTACCTGCCTAGCTTTTGATGTTGCCAACCACATCGAGAAAGAAAACTACCGTGTTGCTTTCGACCGTAAAGCGCCTCCGTCGAAATTCGAAAAAGAATATCACGCAACAATGCTCCGCTGGGGTATGCGTCGAGACGACTTAAAGAAACTCGACAGCGGTGCGCGGGCATATGTCTATACCGCTCTAATAAGCGATTACCCGCCAGCCGAATCGGGAAAGCCTCTTACTGACAAAACTCAGATCTTTGAGCAAATCTTTGAACTCCGTAGGAAATATCCAAAGGTTTTCAAAGACGTGGAACCGGGATCTGAGCTTGAAGCGTTTGGAATTGGGAAGGGGTATTTGAATGCATAAAATCACACTAACAATAAGAGAAATTAGCTATGCAGCACGCAACGGCGTTGATCGCGTGATGCAAACAATGGAAGACGGGCATGGTTGGACGAGTAACTACAACAGAGATGCAAAGTGGGATGATTCTATCTCCGGTTCGCTCGGCGAGCTTGCAGCGGCAAAATTCCTCGATAAATTCCCGAAAGGATTCGGCAATCGAAACGAAGACGATCTCAGCGGTTGGGAAGTTAGAACAATCAAAGACAAAACAAGAAACCTCATCATTAAACTCGATGAGGCAAAACGGGATCGCAATTTCCTACTCGTACTCAACTCAATGCCTGATTTCTACATGCTCGGCTGGATTAGCACACAAGATCCAGCGTTCAAAAGAATCATCCCTAGAAGTTTATCGTACAACAGACCGCCGGTCTATTTAGTGGATAAAAGTATCTTGAAGCCATTCGAATAAAAATGTTTAACAAGGTTTTAATATCGAAGAATTTTGGAATCTTTTTGTTGAGATATGAATCGAAATGCTCGAAGGTTATTAAGGTTAGCAAACATAGGAGGCTATTATGGCTAAACTACTATATACACTTATTGCAATAAACGTGACGGCGTTCGTCGTAAGCGGATGCATGGCGCTAGTCGCTACACCGAACGGTGTGCGGGAATTTTATCGCGGGCAGAACGGGCTTGTCGTAACTGGGAAGGCATCGGCTGATAAGGATGACTCTTATCACCGCGGGCAGCGTTGGTATGATGAGCGCTCGACGCTACAAATACAGGTGAATCCAGAACAATAATTTAACCTAAAAGGGCTATACGATGGAAAATAAAGTTATTCTAAACAAGTGGGTATTTGCGGCACTTGCAGGTGCAAGTTGTATCGGATTTCTCGCACTGGGATTTTGTTACCTAACAATCTCAGGACGGATCGCAATAGGATAAGGTCGAGGATAGGCGGGCAGCAATGCCCGCCGTTTTTTCGGAAACTTTTCAAAAACAAAAAGTATGTCTAACATCGATTTAACACATGGTGATTGTTTGGAAGTAATGAAAAAGAAACCGAAGGACATTGCGAATATTGTTTTTACTTCCCCACCATACAATATGAATTTACGAGTAAGGAATGGTAAGCATTGCTCTAGGCAAATAATAAAAGAAATTTCTACAAAATATGAGAATTTCCCCGACAACTTGTCGATGGAAGATTATTTCGATTTTAATTGCAAAGTTATAGATCAGTGTTTGCGGTTATCTCCAATGCTCTTCTATAATGTTCAGTTTCTTACCGGTAATAAAATTGCACTTTTCCGACTCATAGGTAAGTATGCCGAGTATTTAAAAGAAATAATTGTTTGGGATAAGGTGAACGCACAGCCTGCCATCGGAGAATCGGTTTTAAATAGTCAATTTGAAGTAATACTTGTATTTGATAGAAACAATGCAATCTCAAGAAAGTTTCAATGTGGGAATTTTGCACGCGGAACGCTATCAAACTGTTGGGCAATTAAGCGCGGCAAAAAACCAGTGAAATGTCATGGCGCCATTTTTCCGTTAGAACTAGCTGAAAAAGTGATTAGTAATTTCACCAATGAGGGCGATACGATATTAGATCCATTTATGGGAACCGGTACAACAGGCATCGCTGCCAAAAGTATGAATAGAAATTTTATCGGGATTGAGTTGGATGAAAAATATTTCAAAATAGCACAAACTCGAATATCGAAGTGTCATACAGCAAGGCAGCAGCGCCCGTTGTTTTTATAGGAGATGAAATGCCAGTAAGAAATTGCACTAAGGACGGAAAGCCGGGATATAAATGGGGATATGAAGGAACTTGTTACACCTATTCTCTGAACGATGAATTTTCAAGGAGACAAGCAAACGAAAAAGCGCTACAACAAGGTAGAGCAATCGAAGCCAGTAAGAGGAAACAAGAAGATGCAAGTAACACCAAGCGACGTTAGATCAGATATTGCAGCCGAAAAGGTGCAAGCACGCGAGCCGCTGCCATTCGTTAGCAGTCTATCGCTTTCAGATTTTCCGGCATTACTCAGAGCCTTGGAGAAAAACAAACCGTTGATCCAGAGCCTAACGATCACACCAGAGCGAGGCGGGTCGGTGGTTTCCATAAAACTCGACGGTTTTTTAAAAGAGAAAAAAGAATTCAGAATCGATGATTCACATTTGTACGGAGGAAAAAAATGAGTAACTCGATAACAATTATAGGACGGCTGGGAAAAGATCCTGAAGCAATTGGAGGCAACGGCTGCCGGTTTAGTATTGCCGATGATATACCCGGAAAAGAAGGCGGGACGAATTGGCACAATTGCAGCCTTTGGAATCGAGCAGATCTTTTCATGAAATGGATGAAGAAAGGGAAACCGGTTTGGGTCACTGGACGGGTTGAATACTCAAAAAAAGATGATCGCACCTATACCAATATAATTGTCGAACAATTTCAATTTGTGAATCTCGGTGGGAAAAGTGACGGAGTTTCGGACGAAGATTTGGAGAAAAAGTACGATCTGCCACCATTCGAGCAGCCGTCACCATTGCCAGAAGTTTCCTTAGCTGATGATGAGATACCTTTTTAGGAGGCTATGAGATGAGCGAAGAGGTCGAGGAACTAAGATTTAAGCTCAAGGTTTTAGTTGAGGCGATGCGGGAATATTGCTCGCACGTCGGTGACTGGGACCACGAGGAGCTTGCCTACTACTATCAGGGGTTTTTTGAAAAACTAATTGAGCAAGGGGAAGAGTAAACAATAATTTACTATAGGAGGTTTTAGGTTATGGATTCTTTACTAAAGAAACGAAATGAAACGCATGGGGACTACCAAGAGCAGTTCCGAGTCGCTCAGGAACTTAAAGAGGTTCTTCACACGTATGAATGGAACAAACTTCCCGACGTGCAAAGAGAAGCGCTTGAAATGATATGCACGAAAATATCCAGAATCGTTGTCGGTGATTGCAGTCATACAGATCACTGGAATGACGTGGCAGGATACGCGCTTAGAGTTGTGGATTCATTAAAGAGGTTTAGCGATGCTTAATGCGGGGATTATAGTTGTGAGTTTATTAGCCGCCTATTTTGTAGGTATGGGAATAGGTGTATTACTGGGAATCATATTTAAATGAGTATCAACTCAAAACAGAAAGGCAAGCGCGGAGAACTTGAGCTTGTTCATTGGCTGAAAGAAAGAGGACACGAGGCGCGTCGAGGTCAACAATACGCTGGAGGCACTGATTCGCCTGACGTGATATGCGAGACGTTGCCGGGCGTGCATATTGAAGTAAAGCGTACCGAGAAACTCAACTTGTATGCGGCTCTTTCTCAGAGTCAATTCGACTCATTAGGACAAGGCATCCCAACAGTTTGGCACCGGAAAAATAACAGAGATTGGGTCGTAATTTTAACAGCGGAGAAGTTCCTTGAGATTTATACCGCCGCAAATGGATGACGTGGACGATGATCTGGTGAACTGGGAAGTTCCAGAGAACCGCTTGATCTTCGCCGTGATATTGCTTGCTGTTGCGGATTGCCGCCCATCGATTCAAAGGCGGCTCGGCAATAAAGGCGCTGACGGATTCCACGTCGAATGGGTGAAGAGCGTGATG